TTTAAAGGCTTATGGGCAGGACTGTATCATTGAAAGAACGGTACCTGTAAATACTAAAGTATCTATTAAGCGTTCAACAAAAGCCAGTAGAGATTTGGGTATAAGAGAAGGCTACTGGGAAGGCTTAACACTACTAGAAGCTGATTTAAAAAGTGGCGAAATCATTACTATTAGAAATGTAAAATACCTAGTTCAATCAGCTAACTATGACCATGCAAGCAAGGAATGTGCTTTCTTTGCTGCTAAATGCAATGCTGTAATACAACATAAAAGATACGTTGAAGATGTAGACGATAACTTTAACCCAATACAAGAATGGCGTGATGTGAACCCTGAAAAAGTTAATATACCCTGCTATGGGACAATAGTTACTGCTAAATTAAGACAAGAAGAACCTGGATTATTAGATAATACGATATATATATTTCAAGTACCTAAATCATTAGGAGTAAGAAAACTTGATAGGTTTGTATTTAACGGAGACAACTATCAAGTTAATTCTATAGATGATATTGGTCTTGCTGGTGTTGCTAGAGTTCAATTAGGTATGGATAACAGGCCTGATTAGAATAAAAAATAAATGGAGGCATTTATTATGTATGAAGAATATCTTGGTGAAGGTTATCATGATAGAATTAGGAAAATGCTGAGTGTAGATGATAAACTACTTCCTAATAGTATAATTGATGCCCCTGCTAATATAGATGCAATGAAAATGCTTATTTCCCCTACACTTCAAAAAATGCAGATATTAGGAAAGCAAATTGATACAGAAGGAAAGTTCAATCAGTTATCTAATGCAGCCGTATATTATCTATGTGGCATTTTGTGTATGGCTATGAAAAGTCGTACCTCTGCCCCACCCTATAATCTTAAAAAATATAAGAAAAATTGGGATAAGAAACAGAAAAGATATATAGAAAAAGGCAATAGGATTATGCAGGGGTTGATGATGTAATGAAAGCTATAGTATGTGATAAGTGTAAAAAAGTCATTACTGATGAGCAAATAATCAAGGACACGTTAAAGCTTGATTTATGCACTAAATATCTTGGTAAATATAGTGAAATACATTTGTGTGATGATTGTAGAGACAAGTTCTATGATTGGATAAACAATAAGTAGGTGTTTACCATGGGATAAAATTTGATACTCAAGGCTGTATCATAGCTTTAAAAAAAGACTTATTTCAAGCTATGAAGGAACTGCAAGAGGAACTATTAGCAGAATCTAAACAACGGATGCGTACTCTCGAAGGTAGTGAAAGTCTACATGATGAAGAAATAACTGATATTGCTAATGTGATTATTGCCTCTATTGCTGGTGGTGCATGGGCTGTAATGGATGAATACGGAACCGGGTCATTGATGGATGAGAACAATCCTTTTTTGGACGAATACAGAAATAGCGACTTATGGAACCCAGCCAGAAGTGATAACAAGATACGTACTAGACCTAAAGGAACTTATGTTAATATATTTGGCGAAACTGTAGTATCTAATGCTCCTGTGGCTGGTGTTGACTTAGAAGCATTAGGAGTATTCTCCCCTACTCCACCATCTCATGCTATGGAAACTGCTATGCGTTGGATGAAAAACGGGAGATTTAGAGAAAAAATAAAAGAAACAATTATGTATTTTCCATTTAGTAAATTTATTATAACGGATAATACTTAAGTTCCTTATGAGATTATTTTTATGCCATAAAGGCGGTGTAGTTATATGTATAGCCTAGATAATGACTTGAACAAAATTCAAAGGATGCTAATTGACGATGAGGAAATAATGGCGCTACTTGATTTAACTGGAAAACCAAATATTGAAGTTGCAAAAAGAATTATAAAAAGAAGTACATGGGACGACCTTTTAACAAATGAAAAAAGATTATGTATCTATCCTCTACCCTCTCGTTCAACACGGAATGAAATTTTATTTGAAGAAGTATTTGAAGTGGATTGCCACGTACCAACTTCTCAAGACTTTTATGCAAGGCAAATTATAGGCAGAGTGATAGATGTACTTCATAATAAGCAAGTTAATGGCAGATACATTACTTTTAAAGGGATGTTAGGCGAACTGCCTACAGCTAGTGGCTTTTATTGCTGTGGTGTTCGCTTTAATTATTATACTCCAGTTTAATAGAAAGGATGATGAATTATGAGTAAAGACTATTTAGCGATTAATGCTGGTAGAGTTATATTCACAAAATATGACCCTGTAACTGGTGCTTTATCAACTGACCCAAAAGATAAACGCATTTGTACTGAAACTATTAGCGGTATTACTAGAAGTAAATCAATAGAAACATACGATATAGAAGATGGTAATAGCTACTATCCTGCTGGAACTTATGAAACAGGAATTACCTATAATATTGGTATTACATTTACTACATTAAATAGCGAAACTTTAGCTTTCTTGCAAAATGCAGAAATCACTACTAATTCTTCTACTATGAAAGAACTTACCCAAGTTACAATACCTACTGTAGCACCTTATGAAATTGAAACTTTAGGCACAATATCAGATACTCCTACTGTATTAGATAGCGAAGGCAACGCTTTTACAATTGTAGAAGAAAGTGCAGACCTTTCAACTAACGAATTTAAAGTGTCTGATAATAAATTAGTATTTTCCGCAGAAGATGCAGGAAAAGAAGTTACTATAGAATACACATTTGAGGCTAATGAGGTTGAAGGTTACAGTATCAAAGATAATAACACACACCCAGTAGTACAAATAGAAATAATTTATGAAACTTTATCTAGAGATAAAACTAAGAAATATAAAAACAACTCAATTATTAGTAGAGCACAATTAACAGGGAATATTGACGAAAATCTTGCAAAGCAACATCAAGCTACAACCCTAAACTTTGTTACAGTTAAACCTGCTGGTAGCGATGTTGTAATAAATAAGAAAACTGAAATCCCACTTTAATATGAGTGGGGTTTCTTTTTTATATAAGGAGGTAATGTAAATGGAAAAGAAAAATGCTGCTACTCCATTTCATGTAATGAGTGGTGAAGGAGAACAATTTGAAGTTGGTAATAAAGCATATACGGTAATTCCTATGTCCGTTGGAGATGCTTTAAAATTCCTAAACGAAAGTTTTTCAATAGGTACTCAAATATTTAATTTAGCTGATAAAAAGAATAGAAAAAAAATAGAAGAATATTTAGCTAAATATTGCAAAGATGAAAAAGGCGAACCTATGTCTTTGGAAAAAATTGTTGAAGATAATTGGAACGTTGTACATTTAAAACAGTTTATCAGGAAGTTGTGTGATATATCGGGTTGATAATTGCCCCTCATAGCAAAGCTAAAGAAGGGGCAAATGAACCTTCCCCTATTGATTGGGGAGAAATTTATGTAAGGCTACTTGAAATAGGTCTCAGATATGATGAAATACCTAAAAGAACATTTCCTCAAATTCAAGCTTTATTAAATGGATGGGACAAAAATTTTGCTGCTAAATTACAAATACCAAATATATTTGGAACAATGTTAGGAATACCTGGTATGCTTAATACGAATTCCTCTCCCCTATCCCCTACTAATCAAGAATCTACTCAAGAAGAAGTTGAAGCATTTTTCAATAGTTTTTAATGCACTTTTTTGAAAGTGTGGTGATTATATGGACGATGCAAGTGTAGTAAAAATAATGCAGTCTTTAGGGCTAGACTATAATCCTGCAATAAACGCAACAAAGCAATTTGAAAAGCATATAAACAGTTTAAATAAACAACTAGCAGAATTAAAAATGACAGCTATGCAAAGTACTAAAGATATAAATAGCATATTCTCCTCTCAATTAAGTACTTTAGCAGGCAATAAAACAATTGTAGACCAATATGGAGTTCCATTAAAAACAGTTCAAACTCAAATGCAAAACTTAGCCAAAACATCTACTAATGGATTTATTAGTGCTACTGACGCAGTTAAAAAACATAGTCAATCTGTTGAAGATTTAGGAAAACAATATAATATCCTTGCTTCTGAATTTCGAAGACGTATGTCTTGGTTCCTTACTGGTACTGTTTTCTATGGAAGCATAAAGGCTGCTAAAGAAGCAGTAAAGACAATATCAGAAGTTGAAATGGGTATGGTTGAAATTGGCAGAGTTATAGAAGATAGTACATTTAGAACAAAGGAATTTAGAGACGAACTTTTACAACTTGGTAAAGATTACGGTTACACTTTTGAAACTGTTCAAGATATAGCATTGCGTTGGGCCCAAGCTGGATATAACATCAGAGATACTTTAGAGAATACTAGGGTTTCCCTATTAGCTTTGAATACTGCTGAATTAGATGCTCAAAATGCTACTGAATCACTTATAGGTATCATGGCACAATGGGGACTAACTTCTCAAGAATTACCTCTAGTTCTAGACAAAATTAACAAAACTGCTGACGACTTTACGATAACATCTCAAGATTTAGTTGACGGTTTATTACGCTCGTCTAGTGCTGCAAAAATAATGAATCTATCCATAGATGAAACTATAGCACTTTTAACTGTTATGAGAGAGGCTTCTGGACGTACAGGTCGTGAAGTTGGTAATGCTTTGAACTCTATCTTGTCTTATATCCAAAGACCTGCATCTATCAACGTACTTGAAAGTTTAGGTATTGGTGTATTTGCAGATGAAGCTAGAACACAGTTTAGAAGTGTAATGGAAATATTCCAAGACATTGCCTCAAAATGGGAGACTACAAGCGAATCTATTAAAGATGGATTTGTTCAAGCAGCTGATGACGCTGGACTATTCAGCGAAGAATTGGCTACTGCATTAGGCTTACAAGAACAATGGAACGACCTACAACAAAGAGATATAGCTCAAGCTTCTGCTGGTGTTTATAGAAGGAACTACTTCATAGGCATGATTGAAAGACTCGCAGAAGCACAGAAGGTTTTAAATGGTCTTACCGACGCAGCTGGATATTCTCAAGCTGAAAATGCTAGAACTATGGAAACTCTTGAAAAGAAATATCAATCTCTTAAAACTGCTGTTCAAGAGTTAGCTGTTGCTTTAGGTGATGCTGGATTATTAGATACATTGAAAGGTTTAACTGAAGGTGCTACCAATGCTGCATCTGCAATTTCTGACTTGACTCCTGAAATGAAAGCTTTCTTGACTACAGCACTTGAAATAATAGGCATAACTGCTGCATTGAAAGGTGTAATAGGTTTATTTACCGATAGGGCATTATTTGTAGGTGCTACTGCCATATTACCTGGTATGACTAAATTATTGGCCATTATACCTGTCTTAGCTGGTGCCATAGGCTTATATATTCATAATCTAAACAGTGCAACTGACGCTACTAATGGATTAAGAGATAAACAAGAAGAATTAGAAAAAAGCTTTAATTCACAAATAGAGGCAGCTGAAGAAACCAAGGAAAATATGCTTAGTCAAGCAAAAACTGCTGAAACTTTGGCAAATAAACTTGAAGAATTAACTAAAAAAGAAGAACTCAATATAGCAGAAAAAGCACAAATGAAGGCTATAGTTGAAAAGCTAAACAATATATTCCCAGACTTGAATTTAGCTATAGATGAAAACACAGATAAGATAATTGGTAATACACAGGCCATATATGACAATATAGAGGCTTTAAAACAAAGAGCAATTGCACAAGGCTACGAAGCCAAAATGGCCGCTACTGCTTCCGCTTATGTGTCTCAAGAATCATTACTCGGGCAAACCATGAATGAATTAGAAAAAGCTAATGCTGAACTAAATGAGATCAAAAAGAAATATAGCACAATTAAAAGTAATGCTCAAAAAGAAATTGATGAAGTAATGCAGAATTATATAGGACTTACTGATGTTCAACCTCTAATTATTGACATTCAAAATAAATATGGTTTAACCGAACTGATGTTTGAAATCAGTAAACGTGAAAAAGCTATACAGGAATTAACTAAATTAAAAAATGAGCAGGAAAAATTATTAAATGAATTAGATGCTGAATTAGATGATTGGGTGAATAAAACAATCGAAGCCACATCTGATGTTCCCGTTACCCAATATGTTCCTACATCTAGTAGTGGTAAAAAAAGCAGTGGTGGTCGTTCTGCTTATAGTAATCCTGCTTTAGATAGTGCTTTAAGATTGCTAGAACATAGAAAACGTCTAAACCAAATTAGCACTGAAGATGAAATTGCATATTTGAATCAAATCAAAGCTGCACATGTTAAAACTGCTGAAGAATTAATGGATATAAACGAACGTATCTATGCTGCTGAACAGGCACTAATGGATGAAACTTTACAACGTTCTATTAACTGGATTAACGAGAGAAAGGCTCTAGGCGAATTAAGCATTGAAGAAGAAATCGAGGCATGGGAAAGGGTTAAAAACAATCAATCTAATAATATTGAGGCAGTTAAAAAAGCTACATTGGAATTATATAGATTAAGACAACAAGTGATGCAAGAGACTTTTTCACAGGAAGAAAGAAATATACAACATTTAACAAGATTAGGTGTATTAAGTGTAAAAGAACAGATAAATGCTTATAAGGAGTTATATCAACTTAAAGCTCAATCATTGCAAGAAGAACAGTCAAGAATAGAAAATCTATTTGAGTTATATAAGCAACTTATATCTAACCAGCAAAGAACTATCAAAGTAGCTTATGATGAACGAATTGAACTAATAGAAGAAGAAGCTAAAAAAAGAAAACAAATGCATGAAGAAGAGATTGCTGCCATAGAAAGAGAATTAGAACTATTGAATAGACAGGAGGAAAAATACGACCACGACAAACGAATGAATGAGTTAAAAGAAGAGTTAGCTTATTGGCAGGTTAGGACTTCTGAAGAAGCACGAGAAAAAGTTGCTGAAATACTAAAGCAAATTGATGAAGAAGAACATAGACGAGAAGTTGAGCTTAAAAAACAGAGCCTTGAGGATAAGAAAAAAATACTTCAAGATGAGGTTGATTCAATTGATGAAACAGCAAAAAAAGAAAGAGAGAAATGGGAAAAGTCTTATAAAGAAATTGAAATAGCCTTTGATGAACATAGCATTGATATGATTGCTTTAGCATCTGCTATGTGGAGCGGCATATATGATGAATTTGAAAAGAATTACCTTATACCACTAGAAAATGCTTTAAGAAATGCTGATTATGGTTCTGTTGAAAGTATCTTAGGTGGTATTGATGATTTTGCTCAAGATGCGTATAACAAAACATACAATACTACTAATGCACAGGTATATAGATTGGCTGCCCAGATACTAGAATTTAAGCGTCAATATGAATATGGTGGAGATATAACTGCTCATCAAAGAGCTATCCCCTA